AAGGATGACACAAGATGAAATCATTGAGATGGCAATAGAAGCTGAATTTGTTTCACATGGAAAGCCAAGTGATGAAGAAAGTGAGTTGTTTGTTTGTGTTGATAAAGACATTTATAAATTTGCTAAACTGGTAGCCGCCAAAGAACGGGAAGCCTGCGCAAAGGTGTGTGAGTCAGAATGGGGGAAAGGTTACCGTGATGATGGTGAAGATGCGTGGTTGACTCACGACAATGCAGTTCATGCTTGCGCCGCCGTCATCAGAGCAAGAGGTGAAGCATGAATAAACGGATTAAACAGCTTTTGGAACAGGCTGAAAAATATGCTGATGAAAACTTTAGAGGTGAACCTACGTGGTCTGAAGCATTTGAATCAAAATTTGCCGAGTTGATTATTCTGGAATGTGCAACCATTGTTGATTCTGCATTTGATATAGACGAGCATAGTGGCGAAGTTGTTTCTTATGCAGACGGCAGTCAGTTGAAAGAACATTTTGGGATTGAATCATGACACAAGAAGCATTGAAGCTGGCGCTTGATGCGTTGGAAACAGAATTGTCTATTGATTGGACAAACAATGATGAGTTCAACACATCAGCAGAAAAGATGTACGAAGCCATTGCCGCCATCAAACAAGCCTTGGCACAGCCAAAGCAAGAGCCTGTTGCGTGGGAATTGGGAGTTGTAAATGGTGTTGTAACCCGCCGACCCATAGCCCCGCCACGGCGCACATGGGTAGGGCTGACTAATAAGGAAGTATTTGAAATTTGCTATTCAAACTACTACAGAGACAGTCAGTTGGTAAAAATGGTAGAAGCCAAACTCAAAGAGAAGAACGGTGCTTGAAGCAATCAGAACATTTTGGGGTAAGCTGCGCGGCCAACATGGAGAGCGCAGCACAATCGTAGAGCAGGGGCTGATATACAGATGCGCCAAGTGCCAGCTTATTTTCTTAACACGAACAGCGGGGGAACAACATGAGCATGAGTGCCGTGAACGCATTGCCTAAAAAGGGTGGGGCAAGACTAGGGGCTGGCAGGAAGTTACCTAAGATAGATCAGTGCAGGGCAGTGAAGCTGCTAGGGGAAGGGTTGACAGATGATGAGATGGAATCGACATTTTTAGAGTGCGGAGGAAAATGGAACGGGGACTACTGGAAAATTGAAGATGCTGACTTTCACCCCTTTCTAAGAACAATCGAAGCCAAACTCAAAGAGAAGAACAGTGTTTGACCGACTAATTCTTAGTGCTGTGCTGGGTACGATTGGCTGGCATGGTTTAAACCCTGAGCCGCCGGTGCCAATGACTTTGCAAGCTAAGGCCAAGTACAAATCTGTGAGCGCAGTGTGCGACAAAAAGAAAAAAACCAAGACAGTGAAAGAGATGTGTAAACGATGGGAAGCGCGTCGTGCGTAAAAGAGAAATTATGAACAAGCAAGGCGGCAAGCGCGCCAATTCGGGTAGAAAGTTGCCTGCAATTGACGAGCGCCGCGCATTCAGCTTATATGACCAAGGCATTAGTAAGTTAGAGATAGCAAACAGGTTTGGCATAGCATATAAGTCAATGCTGACAATTTTCCGCAAAGCAGGTAAGTACATAAAACATCCAAAACGAAAGGGTTAACATGAAAAAGCTATTATTTTGTTTAGTGGTTACAGGCTGTTCAACAGCGCATCAACAACCTGCGCCCGTGGTGTACCGTGAGCCGCCACCTAAGCCTTCGCATCATCAAGAAATGGTAGTGCAAAAAGAGGTACACCCGATGGATCGATCTGCGTCCATTGAAGCAGTACATGAGTGTAGGAATAGCAATATGCGGCCGAGAATGATTTATAGCTACACCATGCTTAATGGTCAACGGGTGCCTGTAGTAATAGACGTGATTTGCTCATCTGTGGAGATTACACGATGATTGAAACCATTCGCACATTTTTTGGTAAGCTACGAGGCCAGCACCAAAATAAAGAAACTGTGATTGTTGAAGGCAAACTATGGCGGTGCACTGATTGCAAAACTCTGTTTATGACAGAGCATGCTGCCAAAGACCATGCTTGCACAGGTAAAATATAAGAAACAAAAGTATACATCTTAGTTATGGTTCTTAAAACAAACTTACGGAAATGCAAATTATTTTCACGTGTTTGTAAAAAGTCACGACTTCGGATGTATAGTTCACTTACAGCATCACACAATGTGATTGCTGGAACAAACCAACCTGACTATTGAAAAGGAATGCAAAATGGCTCACTTACTCGCAACAACTCTTACTGGCAAAACGGCAATGGCTTATGTAGGCTCCACGCCTTGGCATGGCTTAGGCCAGCAGCTTACTGCTGATTCTTCCATTGAAACCTGGGCAGAGGAATCTGGCTTAGACTTCCAGTTGGCTACAACCGATGTGCAGTTCACCCCACCTGCCTCTGTGTGGAATGGCTATAAGCCAACTGCCTCAGTATATACAGGCAAGAAAGTCATGTATCGCACTGACTCCAACTTGCCTTTGGGCTTGGTGTCCAACCAGTACAAGATCGTGCAACCTATTGAGGTGCTTGAATTCTTTCGAGACATGGTTGGCACTATTGCAAATCTTGAAACTGCTGGCGTTTTGCGCAACGGTGCTCACTACTGGGCATTGGCTAAGATGGATGGCGAGTTCGCCATTGCAGGCGATAAAGTTGACCAATATCTCCTCTTGGCTTCAAGTTGTGATGGCTCTCTGGCCACTCAAGCAAGGTTGACCTCGGTCCGCGTGGTGTGCAATAACACCTTGCAACTGGCTCAAGGTTCTGGCCAAGCAATCCAAGTACGCCACAATTCAGTATTTGATCCTGTGTCTGTCAAAACCAAGTTGGCTGACTTCAACGAGTCGTTCAAAGCTTTTGAGCAGACAGCCAAGTTCTTGGCCGGCATCAAGGTGTCATCCACGCAAGCCCAGGCAGTCTTCACCAAGTTGCTTGGCGGTGATGATAAGAAACCAAGCCGTGCAGCAACTCGTGCCTTGGCTTTGTTTGAAGGTGCAGGTATTGGCTCCGAGTTGGAATCAGCCAAAGGCACAGCATGGGGTGCGCTTAACGCTGTCACGCAGTTGATGGATTGGGAAACAGCTCGCACAGGCGATGCCCGTCTGGCCAACGCTTGGTTTGGCGGTGGCGTTAACATTAAGTCCAAAGCAATGGAAGAATTGCTGGCTTTAGGATAAAATGCAATGGCCCCTTAATTGGGGCCAACAAGTGTGTGGGTTGGCAGGTATGAGGCCGGTCATTGGGTGTAGGCAAGATAGGCTCTGTTGTAGCTACCAACCTATTTCCAGCCCTTAATCCCGGTGCTCTGTGTGAATCGCAATCACAACAGCCCACACTCTTGTTGGTAATCGCCAGCAACTTCATTGACTTTTGAAAGGTATACCCATGGCAATGCAATACAAAATCACTCTGGCCGAACTGGATGCACTTGTGCAGGCTAGCCAAGACTACTTGGCTGCCACAATCACTAAGTGTGACTCACCTGAGATTCGCGAAGCGCGTACTGCGCTCATACGCGCAATCATTCCAGCTGAAGTACAATGCATGATCGCCAAAGCATGCGTTGAAATTACTATTAAAGCCAACGAAACTGTAGTATAATTTCTTCACAGCCTAGCTGTACACGTCCACTAGTTCATTGATTTTTGAAAGGTAATTATGAATGTCTTCTATTTGCATCACCTGCCTCGCATAGCTGCCACATACCATTGTGACAAGCATGTTGGCAAAATGCTCATCGAGTCTTGCCAATTGCTGGCAACAGCCCACCACCACTTTGACAATGGCGACAAAGTATCCTACCGCCCCACACATGCCAACCACCCATCTGCTGTCTGGGTCCGCGCATCTCGTTTGCATTACGACTGGGTTGCTGAATTAGCCCAAGGCCTTGGCCGCGAGTTCTATTGGCGTTATGGCCAAAAGCACCACAAGTCTTCGCTTGTACTTCGTGACGAGCTTATGTATGCTCCACCTGCAATGCGCGACTTACCTTTGTTGTGGTCACCTCCTACACTGGCAATGCCTGACGAATACAAGTCCGATGACCACATTGAATCCTACCGCAGCTACTATGCTAGCAAGGCTGCAACCATGCCACTAGTTTACAACCGCGGCTTATCCAAGCAGCCGCTGTGGCTGTCTGACATACTGTCACAACGTGAGGAGTCATTGGCATGATGCAGTTTGATTATGAATTCACATTCCTGCCTGACTATTGGCAAGAAGGTTGGCCTGACGACGATAAGCCTCTTCAGGAGTCTGTCATTAAGTACAACTACGAAGAAGCTGAAGCTTCAGTAGGTTTGGCTGAAGACTTTGAATGGGTCTACATTCTTAATGGCAAAGACGTTACTGACGAGCTTAATGATGAAAATCGTGAGCAGGCTGAAAAAGAAATGTGCAAACACTTTTTGCAAATGATTGAGGATGCTCGCAATGACTTCATTTGAACTGGTTGAAAAGTTTCGCATCAAAATGCATTTGCCTGTTTCAAACGACCCGCATTTGCTGCTGCCTACAGAGTCAAGTTACTTTGCTCGCTTCATCATGGAAGAGTTAAGTGAGTATCTTAAGGCTTGTGAAGAAGGCAAGCTTGTAGATGCAGCAGATGCGCTGGTTGACTTGGCCTACATCACATTAGGTTGTGCGCATGCTATGGGGTTACCTTTTGATGAGCTGTTTGCAGTGGTGCATAAGGCCAACATGGCCAAGGCGCCAGCTAACAGCATCATGCGCTCATTGCGTGGGCAGCAGTACGACGTAATTAAGCCACAAGGTTGGCAACCGCCTGAGCCTGAAATGCTTGCAATTATTGCTACACAACAACACAAGGCTAATGTAACATGAACATCAAAGACCTAATCGACCAATACGTCGAGACTAAAAACAATCGCGAGGCTTTGAATGAAGAAGCCAAAGAGTGTACCAACAAAATGGGGCGGCTTGAAAAAGACATCATGGAGCTTATGTCCAACGCAGGCATTGACAAAGCTGCCACTGACAAAGCAAGTGTGACTATGAAAGCAACCAAGCATCCTGCTATTGATGACTGGTCTACGTTTTATGAATACGTGGCCAGCACCAAACAATTCGAATTGCTGCATAAGCGGCTTTCCTCAACTGCATTCCGTGAACGCTGGGAAGCAGGTGAGGCAATACCCGGAACCTCTACATCTGAGGTTTGGGAACTCAGCGTCGTCCGTCGCAAGTAACTTGTTAACTCTAGGAGAAATCAAATGGCAAAGCCACCCGTAACTCAGAATGCAAATCAAATTGCATTGTTCGAAGATCAATTGGCCGCAATGGCTATGGAAACAGTCAAGGCAGAGCAAACCGGCGCTGCGTTCCTTTCAACCAAAGGCGGCGTATTAACGTACCGCAACAATGTTATCACAGACAATAAGTTGGCATGCGTCATCTTGGCATCACCTGTTGAGCATCTTTACTACAGCGAGCGTTATGACCCAACCAAAGTTGTAGGTCCCAAGTGCTTTGCAATTGGCACTGTTGCTACAGGTTTAAAGCCTGCACCAAACGTTGAAGCACCTGAGCATACCAGCTGCGAAGGCTGCTCCAAAAACGAATGGGGTAGTGCTACTAATGGTGGCAAAGGCAAGGCATGCCGTGAGACACGTCGCATGTTGCTGATCCCAGCAGATAGTATTGGCACTGCTGCAGCTGTTGAAGCTGCTGAGGTTGCTGCATTACGCCCGCCTGTCACAAGCTTGAAGAACTATGCAAGCTACGTACAGACAATTGCCGCAACGTTAAAACGCCCGCCTTTGGCTGTGGTGACTGAAATCTCAGTGGTGCCAGATGCAAAGACGCAGTTCAAGGTAGTATTCACCATGGTCAAGTCAATTGATGACCCTGAGGTCATTCAAGCACTAATCAAACGTGCGGCTGTGGAAACCAAGCGAGCCATTGAAACGGCTGGCATGATCAATGAAGAGCCTGCAGAAACTGCAACTGCTGAGTCCAACCGTTTCTAAAAGCATTCATGCAACCAGTTTATCTTGACTTTGAAACCGAGGGTATTGAGGCTCGACCTAAATACCCTCCGGTTCCTGTAGGCTTGGCTGTGTATGACCCTGAAGGTGAGTACCCAGATGGGTACCACGCCTTTGGGCATGCCACTGGCAACAACACTACCAAGGAAGCTGTCACTGCTATGCTGTCATTGATTTATGACTCAGGCCGTGAGATTTGCTTTCACAATGCAATGTTTGACTTGGATGTTGCTGAGGTACACCTTGACTGCCCTATACCTGATATGTCAAAAGTGCATGACACATTGATTTTGGCATTCTTGCATGACCCACATGTGCAGTCGTTGTCATTGAAAGACCTTGTGGTCACATGGGGCTTGGATACACCTACAGAACGCGATGAGCTGAAGGAATGGATTATTGCCAATGTTCTAGAGGCTAATCGTAAAAAGTCAACATGGGGCGCGTATATTTGCAGAGGCCCAGTTGAGTTGGTAGGTAAGTATGCTGCTGCTGATGTGCGGCTTACTTCAAAGCTTTTTGAATACGTTTCCTCGCATGTTCTGCCTGCGCAGGCTGTGCCTTACCTACGTGAGATGCAGCTGATCCCAATGTTACTTGAAAACTCAAGGCTAGGGGTTCGTGTTGACCGTGAGGGGTTGACTGCGGCAAAAGTGCAAGCAATAGTAGACATTGATAAATGTAATGTTTGGGTTCGTTCATTGTTAGGTTCTCCTGATTTGAATGTTGACAGCGATAAACAGCTTGTCGATAGTATTTATCCCACTGAATACTGGGACAAAACAAATGGATGGCCTACCACAGATAAGGGGCAACCTAAGGCTGATAAAGAAACGTTTGAAGAATTGATCACTCATCCGGAGCTAAAAGATGTCCTTAGATATCGTGCCAACCTCTCAACTTGTTTGTCAACTTTCATTGAGCCCTGGTTGGAGGCTTCTGGAACTACAGGCAGAATCTACACAAACTGGAACAGTGTACGAGGTGAGCGTGGCGGTACCCGAACCGGACGACTCTCTTCAACGCCTAACTTTCAAAATGCGCCTGTCCGCTACCCTAAAGTGCAACTCCCCGCAGATCTTGGCGTCGCCCCGCTTCCCTTGATTCGGTCATTCATCTTAGCAGATGAAGGTCACCGCTTGATTGCATGCGACTTCAATGCACAAGAGCTTCGTATCTTTGCCCACTTTGAAGGTGGCAACCTTATGAAGCAGTATCAAGAAGATGCTCGTGCTGACTTGCATACATACGCTGCAAACATGATGACTGAGGCTAGTGGCCGTGAGGTGTCAAGGACATACTCCAAAGGTGTGTCATTTGCTATTCTGTATGGTGCAGGTCCTAAGAAAATCAGTGAGATGCTTGAAATTGATATGGACTTGGCCAAGGCATTGGTGAGTACATACACCACTGCGGTGGCGCCGGGTTTAAAGACCATGCAAGACACAATGCGTAAGCGTTACAAGCTAGGGCAGCCATTGAAGACTGTTGGCGGTAGGTTGGTCAAAATGGAGCCACCCAAAATCATCAATGGTCGTCTCCGTGAGTTTGACTACAAAGGCGTCAACCTTTTGATTCAAGGCTCTGCTGCGGATCAGGCCAAGGCTGCCATGCTGTTGTACCAACAACGTCGGCAAGGTAGTAGGTTGCTATTAAGTGTGCATGATGAGCTGGTTATTTCAGCACCTGCTGATGCGATTGAACGTGAGGCTGAATGCCTTACATGGTCAATGTGCAACGCCTTAGAGATGGATGTCCCTATGGTTAGTGATTATAAAGTTGGTGACTCATATCAGGAGACTAAATGAAAGACGATGTTGAGTTTTGGGTGCGGTGGGCTATCTTTGTAATTGCAGTCATCGTCGTCGTGTTAGATACTTCAGTTTGGAGGCCGTAATGGCATTTTCGAATTCATCCATCAAAGCGTATGAGCAATGCCCATACAAGTATAAGCTAACTCGTATTGAGCATCGACAAGAACCTGCAGGTACTGCTGCCGAGCGTGGCAAAATGATTCACAGTGAGTTTGAAGGCGCATTGGTCAATTTGAATCTCATACCTGCAGAGCATGAGTTTTGGCAAACATACATTGGCGAGCTGGTCGCAAAGAAGACGCGCAGTGAAGTTGAGTTTGCTGTCACACGTGACTGGTCTATGTGTGGCTTTAAAGACTCACATGCGTGGCTAAGGGGTATATATGACGCTGTGTATTTTGATGGCGCCAGGGCCCACGTCCTTGACTGGAAGACAGGCAAAGAGCGCGACTATGGTGACCAATTGAAGTTGTATGCCACAGTGATTCTTGCATGCTACCCAGAAGTAAATGAGGTGACTACCGAGATTTGCTATATCGACTTGCAAAAGCGGCAAGCACAGCCTACCTACAAACGTAGCCAACTGGCTGAGCTAAAAGAGTGGATGGCAGAACGTATGCGCAAGATTGAGAATGATTCAATTTTTGCGCCGAATCCTAGCTTTGGTTGCAAATGGTGTCACTTTCGTAAAGACAATGGCGGGCCTTGCCAGTGGTAACCAAAGTCATTCTTGAAAAGCATCTTGAGCAATACTTTGCCGGGCAGTGCAAAAAGCTTAGACTACAAACGTTGAAACTGCACATACGATTTACTCGTGGCTGGCCTGATCGTCTTGTGCTGTTGCAAGGTGGCAAGATTCTTTGGGTTGAGTTAAAACGCCCAGGCGGCAAAGTGTCGCCGCTGCAAGAAAAAAAACATAAAGAGATGGCTGCATGGGGTCACCATGTTTATGTCATAGATTCTAAGGAGGGTATTGACGATGTATTGGGAACCGCATGAATATCAAAAAGAAGCTGTTAAGTTTCTGATTGAGCGTGGCTCAGGTGCTTTATGGCTTGACCCAGGGCTAGGCAAAACAGCTGTTGTGTTGTCAGCATTTAAAGTTTTGCGTACCAAAGGGCTTGTCAAAAAGATGCTGGTGATTGCGCCTTTGCGGCCTGTACATAGTGTGTGGCCTGCTGAAGTCAAAAAGTGGGAGCAGTTTGCAGGTTACTCAGTTGGCGTATTGCATGGTGGCAACAAAGCCAAAGTGTTGAAACAAAACCATGACATCTACGCTATCAACTTTGAAGGCTTACAGTGGCTGTCATCGCAGTTGAATGGTAAGACTTGGCCATTCGATATTCTTGTTGTTGATGAAATCTCATACATGAAGAATACACAAACGCAGCGATTCAAGACTCTTAAAATGGTGCTAAATAAGTTTACACGCCGTTGGGGTCTTACAGGCTCGCCTGCGCCAAACAGTTTGATCGACATCTTTGGCCCACAATTTATCATTGACCAAGGCGCCACGTTTGGCCCTTACATTTCTAGGTTTCGCACTGAGTATTTTTACCCATCAGGCTTTGGTGGGTATGAATGGAAGCTACTGCCTGAAGGTGAAAAGAAGATCTACGATAAGTTGGAAGGCAAGGTGCTTCGCATGGCAGCGCTAGACCATCTAGACCTGCCAGATCTAACATACAACAACGTGGTTGTGGAGTTACCTGAAAAAGCCAGAAAGATCTACGACGCCTTTGAAAACGCATTGACCATTGAAATCGATAGCGGTAACATAACTGCAGTCAACGCGGCTGTGGCTGTTATGAAAGGCCAACAAATTGCCAATGGTGGGTCGTACTTAGATGATGATGGCTCAGGCATTGGCAGAGTGACTACGCAAATTCATGACGCCAAGACTGATGCCGTGGTCGATCTGGTTGAAGAACTCTCAGGTCAGCCTTGCATTATTGGTTATCACTTTCAACATGACCTTGAACGTCTAAAGAAAGTATTCCCAAACGCTCAAGTGATAGGGTCAGGCGTTGTTGGCGCAAAGCTTGACGCTATTATTGATAAATGGAATGCAGGTGAGATACCTGTGTTGCTTGCGCACCCCATGTCTGCAGGTCATGGCCTTAATTTGCAAGGCACTGGTCACGCTGTCATATGGTATTCATTGACGTGGTCGTTGGAAATCTATGAGCAGTTCATTCGTAGGCTTTGGCGCCAAGGTCAGAAAAATCATATTGTGGTGCATCACATCATTGCTAAAGATACTGTTGATGAAGCAATTTTAAAAGCAGTAAAACGCAAGGATAAAACGCAACAAAATTTAATGAATGCTGTACGCGATTACATACGTCGTGATACAATTGAAACTGTTGATATTTGAAAGGAATCCATGCATGTCCCACGTTAACCCATCATTCAAAGAAAGCATCACCATGTCTGAAACACAGAAGCGCCGCCGTGCCAACAAGAAGTCAATCATCACAATCAAATCTATTGCTAATCCAAAGCGCCAAGGCACCTTGGCATACGGCCGGTTTGAGTTGTACAAAGACGGCATGACAGTTGCTGATTACGTTGCAGCAGGCGGCCGCACAGGTGATGTCAACCACGACGCAGAAGCAGGCTACATCGAATTGGCATGAACATACTGATTACAGGCGTCACCGAGACGCATACCAATCATCAAAATAGGGCAAGCTCCACCAAGTTTGTCTCTATTCCTGAACTCATGGCCAATGCGTTTCAGCAACTTGACCATGACGTAGATCATCGAGCAGTTAAAGTTGGCGAAGACCTCTCTAAATACCATAAAGTGTTTGTGTATTTATACCCCTTAGATCACAATGCATTGAACCCTGAGGGTGCACTATGGGCATTGGAAAGCCGCTATGACTCATACATTTGCTTGGATGACTGGTCATTTCAAAAGATCTTACATACATGGGAAGACAAAATTGCTTCCGAAGATCTTTGCAAGCATACATGGCTTGTGCCGTTGTTCCCATGGGGCGATACGGCATTGATGGGTTTGCCTGTTGATGACATACGTGCATGGGACCCATCACCATTGTATGAAATGCCAACATGCTTTCAAATGCTGTGGGCGCAACGCAAGCAAGAGTGGTATAACGCATCACTTTCAAAGGGCGCACATGAATGGGCAGCAACTCAAAACTTATCATGGCCAATTCATAGCATCGGTGGAAAAAGTCTGGGGCAACCACGTATCCTTGAAAGTGACGTTGTCTGGCAATACGGGAGCTACAAAGGAGTTCTCTGCCCAACTTACACCCATGCCGGCTGCGGATGGTGGCGAGTCAGATACTTACATGCTGCTCATGCCCTCTGCGTACTTGGAGGAGACCCTAAAGAACTTGGAATGATTCACGCTTCATACAATCACACGTTGCATGAGTTGGAGCAAATGCCTGATGAAGATCTTAGTCGCATTGCAGTAGAGCAAGCAATGAATCTAAAAACAGCAACGCTAGAGCAGACACTGACAAAACTCAAAGGATGGCTAAATGATCGTAATTCTAGAAGGGCCTGATGGCGGGGGTAAAACCACGCTGGCAGAGCAACTTCGGCACGTGTTGCAAGAAAGAACTATGGTCCATAGTATCAAGCATGGCCCGTACAAAGGTGTTGACAGCGAGCAGCTTTGCAAGATCTATTTCCGCTCCATGTCGCAAGCATTGACTTACGATGACACTGTCATTCTTGACCGGTCATGGCTGTCCGAGCCTATCTACGGTGAAGTGTATCGTAATGGCGCAAACCGCGTTGACATGCCTCGCCGTAGAATGCTTGAACGAGTTGCGCTATCGCGTGGCGCAGTGGTAGTGCATTGCCAACCCGACATTGAGGTATGTCTTAAGACATTCAAATCGCGTATGGATGATGAGTACCTTGACAACGCGCAGCAGCTTGAAGCCGTGTATCACGGGTATGAGACACTTCCGCAACGTACATGCCTCCCAGTAATACCTTATGATTATGAAAGCGATACACTCGAGGGACTTCTACAAAAGTTTGTGGATAGATCCACACAGAATCCAGCGTCAGGTGGCGGCAGTTTCAAGAAAGACAACATCTTGATGCTTTGTGATCGTGGCCCACGTACCAACGTGCGTGCTTCAGCAGCTGTGGTGCCATTCATCAACTTCTTAGACAATGACGGTCCAAGCCGTATGCTGGCTGAGACGTTGGAGCGTGAAAGCGTTCCTGAAAGCAACATCTACTGGGCAAACACACAGACATACCAAGGCACACCTGTGGATGTGCAATTCATCAAACAATTGCAACCCTCAAAGATTTTTGCGCTTGGCAATAACGCGTACACGTGGGCGCTAAACAACAGCGTGCAAGCCTACAAGTTGCCACCACCTTTGTATCACATGCAAAATTACCCAAATCAACCGTACCACATCATGGAGTCAGACTATGGAAATGCTGATTAAGAACGAGCAAGAGCTTATACGCATGTATTACGTGCTGCAACAGCATGGCAAGTGGACTGAGCCTCGCGGTGAAAAAACTCTTGAAATCGAAAACTTCAGCTACACGGTTAATCCATTTGTAAGGTTCAACTCATTTAAAGGCCGCAACTTCAACTTGAAATACCTTAAGCGTGAAATGGCTTGGTATATCAAAGCTGACCCCATGGACTTGTCCATCACAGAACACGCAGCGCAATGGGGTAAGATTGTGGCCAACGGCAAGCTAAATAGCAACTACGGTAGCTATTGGTTTGGCAAGTTTGGAGTTAAGCACATTGTCAGACTGCTGCAACAAGATAGTATGTCACGCAGAGCAGTCATTCCAATGTATGGCACTGATGTTGACCATATGGACTTGGAGGCAAAAGATGTTCCGTGCACTTTGGCTATTGAGTTTAGGCTTCGTAATGGGCGTCTTAACCTACGAGCTATCATGCGGAGTCAGGACATCCTATGGGGTATGGGGAATGACCTTCCAACGTTCTCATTCTTGCAAGAAATTGTTGCCACATTACTCAATGCCGAAGTGGGAACTCTAACAGTGTCTGTTGGTTCATTTCATGTGTATGAGTCACGCATAGAAATGTTCAACAACGTCATCAATGCCGCAACGCATGAACCCATTGAAGATAAGCCACCTCGCATTGGTAGATACGAAGCACATCTTCTTATGGATTCTGAAATCAACCCAACATTTGAGTTCTCAAAATGGCTATTGAACGTATAACAGCAGAAGAAGCATTGCGTGAATACACCTTGCAAATGCTGAGGCAAGGGTATCAGATGCATGAAGTTATTGCGGCTCTTATGAGTCTCAAGATTGAGATGGCCAACGCCATGGAATGGCAACAGGCTATAAGTGACGCATTGTACCGGCCCTAAAGTCGTGATATAATGCATTTGTGGGCTTCTCCACATTGACTATTGAAAGGTAACCAAAATGGCAAACGTACATTGGACAATTGAAGAACGTGAAATGGTGCTTGACGGCGCTGCTGAGCTTTTGCTTAGAAGCACGTTAACCCCTTTGGAGGCACTTAGAGCTGCACAAGTTCATTTGCATGAATCACGTAAGCGTACATTTGCATCCCACTCTGCAGCAGGCGACTTGCTTAAAGAGTTGAAAATACGCGTAGTAAATCAAGTGCCCAAGAAGAAATCCATAGAGACACCTACACCTATGGAACCAGTGCCCCCAGCACCACTTGTCGAGGCCCCTGTGATGGCAAATACATTGGACGATCTGGTCAACTTGATTGCCAAGCACATAGCCCAGACATTCAAATCACAAATTCAAGTAGCAATCAAAGAGCTAGAGCA